CGCAACCTATGATGCTAGCTACACGCCGATACCCGCAGCCCCAAACACGGTGTACACCATCACTGGCCCCACCGTTGCCGCTCCCGCTGGCGTAACCGTCAATCTCCCTGACCAATCCCTGCCAGTAACCTACACATGGGACGGCACAGAATGGGTTGCTGACCTTGCCGCCCTGCGCACAGCGCGTCTGGCGTTGATACGGGCGCATAGAAACGCCCTGTACGATTATTGCAATGTTGCCACGGCAAAAGGCAATAATAAGAGGAATCGGGGATTGGAACGCCAAGCGGGGGAATGGAACACTAAGTTGGATGACGTGCCGCAAGTGGCCATCCCGGCATTGGACGCGCTTACCACGGCGGCAGAGATTGCAGCCTACGCCCCCGATTATGCGCCCCTGGCGTATGTTTATGTGGTTTCTGCCGTGCAGTTTTTCACCGTATTGCAAGAGAACGGTTACGTCACCGCCGAGCAAGCCGCTAACCGTGCGCTCCTTCCTGCGGCGTTGGCAACGGCGTTTGATTCGCTTACACCCCCAAACGATGGACTTGCACGGGGTAAATGGGCTAATTTCACCGAGGTTGCGGAAGATGAAGCCCTTGTACCGCTGGTGTCTGCTGCCCTAGGCGTCGCATCGGAAGACGTTCATGGTTTCTTCGTAGCAGCGTCGGCCATCGTATGACAACCCTTTGGACTACCGTCACGAAAGAACTAGGCAAACCAGACGACCAAGGCCGTGACTGGTACACATGGTCTTTAAACCAGCTTGGTCATTTTGGACTTGGTGTCGTCGGCATGATGAATTTTAACATCACCGTGGTGCTTATGTTCGCCATCGGTAAAGAAGCCTATGACCTTTATCACAACGGCAAATGGAGGGACAGCGTGACAGACATAACCTTTTGGAGCATCGGGGCTTTCTTTACTACTGCGCCCGGCTTTTTAACTGTATTGCTCTGTATTATTCTACTAATCGGCGTTTATAAACGGTTTAAGGAGGCAAAACGTGGTTGAAGTTGTGCACCTTGAGCGCATTACGCGCACCGAAACATTGATCACCGAGCAAGGCAAAACGCTGGATAAAATCGAGAAACGCCTTGATGAGATTGACGACAAGATGGATAGTATGGCCACGGCAGAATCTGTAAAGGACTTGCGTATTGAAATTCTTAAACTAGAAAATTCTTTTGCGGAAAAATTTTTACCTAAATTATTATCTGAACAAGCAAAACAAGACGATGCTATTCGTTTATTGCAAGACAGGCAGCGTATTGCTTATTGGGCAAGCATTGTTTCTCTATGTTTATCAACAATACTTTTACTTGTCGGCACGATGAGTTTAAAGTATGCACATAAAATAGGCACGGCTGTTGGCACTGCCGCTAATAGTTTTTTGCCGTAATAAGGAGAAAATTATGTCACGCGCAACAGGTGGATACAAAGGCACCCCCAAAGCCCCGGCAGCACGGATGGCGGCGAATAAAAAAACCGCATTAGCCAAGAAGCCCGGCAAAAAGTCTTAATGCTACATTGGATTGCCCTAGCCGGATTGTTTATCCCTCATTGGGTAGATATTCTCGGTTGGGGCAATCTTGATGTGTATGTGTTGGGCATTTTCGTGACGCTGTCCGCTTTGGCCTTGGCGGGCGCGTGCAGCGTCACCAAGGTGCGCCATCGGGTACTAAGCATGGCAATATCTTTTTTGGCTATTGCTTGGCTTCTTGAGCAAGCTGTGAGCATGGTTTTCGGTGTTTCCATCTACCACCCTTGGTGGGCCATTATTGAGACAACGATCCTAGCCCTGATAGGTTTAAATTCGATTGTACGCTCTGGCCGCGAGCAATCCGACTGTGTGGCCTATTACAAGACACCCAAGACGTTTCTAGACGTGCTGGCGTGCCTTTTAGGCGGCGATCTTAAACAGACGTGTATTGAGATAGACGGGCGGTTTTATGGGTTCCGGGCGGGATGGTGCACAGAAATTAACGGTTTTGATGTTAAACGAGGCTTTGAGGTGCGCTTTATCTCGCGTGCTAAAGCGGAGAAAATCCGCGCCAATAAAGGCAAGCCGTGGAGACCTTGGAGGAACTGCGTATGGTGCCTACTATAGCAAATGACAACCTCGGCAATGTTATTGACCTAGAGAACTACCGAAAGCCAGTAGATACCCGCGCCACCGAGTTTTTTGATGCGCTGGCAGACGAGTTTTTGGGAACAGAAATTGCGTTGGTAACAGTAATTGCAATGTATCGTGACGAAAATGGTAAATTATTAATTAAGGATTACAAGCTATGTTAACCCTCCTCGGCTCTCTCCTCGGTTTCCTCGGTAGCGCGTTCCCCAGCGTTCTAAAACTGTTTCAGGACAAGCGGGATAAGGCTCATGAACTGGCCTTACTGCAACTACAAATGGAAGCACAAACAAAGCAGGGCGGCCAGCGGCTGGAGGAGATACAGATAGCTAGCCAAGCGGCTGAAATGCAATCCCTGTACGCTAGCATGCAGCCTACCAACGTGCCTTGGGTGGATGCCCTTAATGGCACCGTGCGGCCAGTAATTGCCTATGCGTTTTTCGCACTGTACGCGGCTATTAAGGTGTCGGCCATTGGCACACACGGCCTGTATCCGGAAAACATCTGGACGGAAGAGGATGCAGCTTTGTTTGCGGGAATTGTGAGTTTTTACTTTGGGCAACGGGCGTTGAGGGTGAAATGAAAATCAGCCAAGCGGGAATTGACCTCATAAAGCGATACGAAGGCTTTGTTTCTAAGCCATATTTATGCCCGGCAGGGGTTTGGACTGTTGGTTATGGAAGCACCCGTGGCGTTACCCGTGACACGCCTCCAGTAACCAAGGAGCAGGCAGAAGAAATATTGCGCCGCGATGTAAAAAGCGCAGAAGCCGCCGTGATGCGGTTGTGTCCTTCCCTGAAGAAACAAAACCGTTTTGACGCTATCGTGTCCTTTACTTTCAACCTTGGTGCAGGTGCTTTGCAGCGATCGACATTGCGCCAGAAAATAAACCGTAAAGATCATTTGGACGTGCCACCGGAATTAATGAAATGGATACACGCCGGAGGCCGCAAACTGCCGGGATTAGTGGCTAGGAGGGCGGCAGAGGGTTATATGTACCAGGACGAGTAGAATCTGATTTTCCGTCTGATTGTGAAAGAAAATACCAGTAAAAAACGTCAATTTCTTTTTCCAGCTTTTCAATCCATATCTGATTACCAACATCAAGACTAGAAGAGTATTTATTGTTAATATTTAAAAAGTATTGGTACTTAACATCTTGCATTGCCATAATACTGCACGTTGGATGGAGTGTTATTTGGATGTGACCAAGAATATTAGATTTTTCAATATCTGAAAATAGTTCTTTGAAATGTTCATCTATTAAAAATAAAAGGTGTTTTCCCGTTCCTATTTTTTTTCTGTTTATAAATAATTCTGATTCTGGCGTGTCTTGAAATTCTTGCTGCATTTTTTCTAAGCCGCTATATCCTTTTGCGGTGCCAAGATGAAATAATCTTTTTTCTTTTGGACGGTTTAAAGAGCTGTGTTTAAGAAACTTAACAACTTCAAGGCATTCTATTAAATAATAAAAGTTTTTTAAAGACTCTTCACGTTTTTCTATGTTGTGTATTTGCTGTGAAATTTTTTCATATGTTTTTTTAAGGTATGCAGGTGAGTTGCTCATATTAATTCCTTTCGTTGTGAGGCAGAGGGGGTGATGTACTTAGAGTGACTACCTTCCGCCCTTCTGTTCGGCATCAACGATACACAGTATGAGAATGATAAACGGAAGCATGACAACCCCCATGCTAAAATAGTTCGCTCCCAGCAGTCCAAAGGCCCACAAAATAAGCGGGATAAGAATGCTTATTAAGAATCCTGTTATCTTAAAAAAAATCACGGAAAACTCTTCAGTTCTACGGGAAAACTCTTTTTCTGTTTCTCTTTGAATAAGATAATTCTCATGGTCATCTTCAGTCATGTTTATTACTTTCTTTATAAGGCAGAGGGGGCGATGTATGGGGGTTAGCAATATACGCTGCCAATAATTCACTGTGCGCCTGTTTTTCAATCTTACATGGTTCGATACTGCTCATAACTTCTGCGGCATCAATTGCTTTCCTTGACGCTCTCAAAACATCCCCTCGAGATGCTTCTATAATAGCATCCAAAACTGTTATAGCTGCTCTAGAATAAGGGTAATTCTTTTCTAGATTTCGGCAGGCGGCATCATATACCAAATAACAATCTTTTTGAGCTTCCCTAAATTCTTTATCGAAATATGAAGCCGGATACGAAGCTATATCGGCTTTCTTTCTTACTACAGCAAGAAAATGCGGAATCTTTTTATCATCAGGATAAAGGCTTGTATATATGTGCAACACACGGCTGACAATATCCAAGCCAAGCAATACTTTTTGCTTTTCTGAAAGGAGTGAAAAATCTTGGTTATTCATTTCTCCACCTCTTTAAAAACCTTTGTGTGAGAATAAAAACAGTATTGAACGCCACGGATAACAATGACGTAATAGATGCCACAGGCGAGATAAAATCCCCTTGGTGCTAGGGCAATCCAGTATTTTCTTGGGCTGCGCTTCCAAAGCTTCCCGTTGGCATCGTAACCGTACTTGTCAAACGGAGCAGGGCATGGGGTGATGTTCATATTTTATTACTCCTACTTACTAAATCCTGCGCTCTTAAAATTGCGTTTTTCATTTCTTGCCCGACAAATAGCAAATTTATTGAACCACTTTCTACAGCGGCCAGCAACGATTTTGCCCTTTCTAAATAAAAGCTTTTGTCCCTGCAAATATCCGACGGCTCTAACGTATAAGATTTTGAGGTTGCTTGGCTTATCCTAGCAAAACGGTCTTGACCTTTCGCGGCGCAAAGCTTGCTGCAAAATTTGTATTTATTTTTTTCAGCTTTAAAAGCTGTGCCGCAATGAGCGCATATTTTGGGATATATCTTTGGTCTTTTAACAATGGTCATTTTTGGTTTCCCTGTTTGATTTTGACTGCTTGCAATGTTAGCACAATCGACCGTGCAGTATTGAGAATGCCTCCTAGGTGGGGTAAACACCGTGAAGCATATACCGCACTTGCGCGGGGCACGGGCGGCTAGAGTAAAGGGGTGGGTTATACATAACCCCATTTCGTAAGTAGCTTATCTGTAATTTTTAAATAAGGATCACATTGAGACAGTGGCTTTAAATTGTTATATTGACCTGATATGTGACCAACGTATACCCAATTTCGATTAACAATATTAAGTTTTAACGGCATAAAAGCGACTCCATTTTCGTCTTTATGTTTTTCCCACCATTCTCGAATATTTGTTGGCTCATCGGTCATTTCTGCCCCTTCACTGCTTGCTCAAAAACCACCACCGCACTTGGAAACGGTGCGCTGTTTTTGGCGTTACCAAATTTAAGGCGGCCACGGATAAAAGTAATGTCACCTTTCATGGCATAGTCATGCCACCAAGCGGTATCTGTGCGTGCGGGAACCAAGCACACGACGGTTGCATCACCGTCACGAGCTGACTCGTATGCCTTCTTCATCCACTTGATTATCTCTTTCCCGTAGGGTGGATTCATCCAGACCGTGCCCGCCCATCGTTTGGATAAGCCATCTTTTTCTTTCGTATAGTAAAGGGGGCATTTTGCGTTCTCGTCCGTGGCGCAAACGTCTAAATCAAAGTTAAATTCTTTGTTCCATACATCAAAGAATGGTTGTGGTGTTTCCCACATATCAGTGGCGGAGCTGAAATGTACGTCGTTCATGACCGTTTCCCCACTGACGATTTAAGCTGTTCCTCACATTCCCTAAGCCGGATTTCTTCCTGCCCGGCTGGGACTTTATCCTTACAAGCATCAAACAGAGGCGGCCGTGGGTCTTTTGCTGGGTTAACCGCCGCAGTTTCAACCGGCGGATCGATAACAACGTACTGGTTTTGCCCAGCAAACTGCACGGCTCGGACACCGATAAGTTCCGCTGTCGGCGAAACAAACCGTGTCCATGCCCAGTTGCCTGTATAAGCCCATAAGGTGACAATGGTTGCGGCCACAATGACTGCCCCCGCTAAGCGGCTACCTGTCTTGAGCATCCACCACAAAGGCGATGAGCGTTGGCGGTTTAAGGCGACGGTGGTGGTCATAACTCTACTCCTAATTTTACCCGCATTTCTTCCAGTTTTGCCCGAAGGTCGGCGGCTTGTTCAAGGGAATCAGCACATTGCCTTAAAAGTATTGATAAGACGTTAGCGTTATTGATTAATTCGTCTGCGGGGGTCATGGCTTGCACCGTACTGGCTTGCCGTCTTGGTCATAGGACACGGCCATCCCTGAATCGGATTGGACATACTCCACACCATTGCGTGAACACTTATAAGTCAACTCGCCTGTGTAGGCCGTCCATGTACGCTCAAGGCGTCCACATCCGGATAGAATCAGGCATAAAGTAGTTGCTACAATAAAAGTTTTCATGACTTTTCTCCTTCGTTGGTAATGGTCTCAAATATATTCTCAAGCCGCCCGACACACTTAGCAGTACTGAAGCCGTGCCCACCGTCCTCCAGCCCCGCGCCGACCCCGTAACCCGAAAAACCCGTCCACACGGTTCCGTTCGGCTCTATCATCCGAACATATTGGTAGTGGTTATCGGTTACTTCCCAGCGCATTTCAATCAGAACGCCGTCCACTTTGCGCGATAAAAACAATCCCGCTTTTTCGTCCCAGTAAAGATTTTCAACACGTTCTGATCCGCGAAAAATAGTAATCATTGTTTGCTTGTATAGGCCAACAAATATTGGCCCAGAGCCAAGGATAACGTGGAAACATTCTTTCCTGCCGGGTGCTGTACTTGTAAATCCCGGCCACTGACCGGGCGTACTGCGAAGGCCCTCTGGTGAAAGTTCAACGTCGCTGCGAGAGTCCTCACGAACGCCGTTTTTATAGGCAAATCCGCCGTAGTCACTGTAAGCCATCTCAATTCCTCCCTTCGTTGGTGGCTTTCTTTAGAATTTTGCCGTTAAAAACCACGGGAACAATTTTAACGATCGTAAGACTTTTAAGAAACTTCACGGGTTTTTTTAATTCTTCTAAAAAGACACCTGCATTAACATCTTCACTAAAAACAATTACACCTCTGTCATCACATTTGTAAATATGATGCTTTCGCCCATACTCTTCTCGCAATTCATAA